ACTCGAGCACGCGCTTGCCGGCTGCGTCGTACCAGTAGATCGGCGTGCTGATTTCCTGCTTCAGCGTGATGTCGTTCGGGATCGAGCCGCCCGCCTGTATCCACTCGCGTATGGCCCACCACATCTCAGTGCGCTTGTTGACGAACAGGTTGGCATAGGTGGCCTTGCCGCCGAACGGCACTTCGGTCACGTCGTAGCCGAGCTGCCGCAGGCGGTCGATGACGCCAGCGCCAGCCCCGGCGTCGATAAACACAGCGTCCGGGTCGCGGTCCTCGATGACGTTGGCGATGGCTGCGGCGAGCGCCATGTTGTCGATGCCGTGGTGGACGATGGGTGGCTCCATGCGGAGCCCCTGGCGCAGGACGATCACGCTGCGGTCATCCCCGAACCGTGCCGGGTCCACGCCGACGATGAGGGGCTGGTCGATGATGTCGCCGTCTGGGTACTCGCGTTGCGCGGCGTTCTCGGCGTCGGCGAGCGCAATGAGCTGATCGTCGCCTGCTGCGCTGAAGTCGCACAGGTATTCGCGTGCGAACGCAGCCTCGGGCATGTCCCGCTCGAGGCGCTTGACCTCGTCGGGCGCGAGCGCATCGGTGTCGTAGACCGTGTACTTCGCCGCATACCAGTCCTCGAGGGAACCACTTGCGGCGCGGTAGTACAGCTCGCTGAACAGGTTGATCCCGGCGGGGGTGCCGATGAACAGCGCCCAGCCGCGGCGGTCGGACAGGGCGGGCTGGATGATGGCCTCCCATACCTCCGGCTTGATCTGCGCAACCTCGTCGATGACGCAGCCGTCGAGCCGCACGCCACGCAGGGCGTCGGGGTTGTCGCCGCCGAACAGGCGGATCGTGGCCTTGTTCGACTTGAACGTGACAGCGAGGTCGGCCTCGTTCACGTCCACGGACCCGGTGCGGATGAATGGGTCGATCTTCTGCTTCAATCGCGCCCAGGCGATGGCCTTGGCCTGCTTTAGGAACGGTGCCACGTACACGAAGAACCCAAGATCCGACTGGCATTTCACCGCCCGGTGGAGGAGTTCCATGAGGGCGAGCTCGGTCTTGCCGGCGCGTCGGTGCAGGGCGAGGACGGTGAACCGCCGGCGCTCGAGGTGGCACCGCCGCTGCCAGTCCCGAGGCTCGTATCCGAGGCGGATGGTCTTATTCACCATCCGGGACGCCGGTGATGACGTTGAGGGTGATTCCGCCGCCGTGGTCTACGGCGACCTTCTCGCCGTACTTGGCCGGGTTTGCCATGCGGAGGATCTTGAGCTTGGTGTCGATCTGGTATCGCCTCCACGCGGCCTGGACGGGCGTTTCCGGCTCGATGTCTGCGATCTCCCCGCACTGCTCAAACATGGCCTCGAAGCCTGCCTCGCGTGCGGCCTTGTAGTGGGTAAGAAACTCGTGGTCTGTATCAAGCCAATTGACGATGGTCCGTCTTGTTGGCTTGCCTTTCTGTTCGCAGTACGCGAGTAGGGTCTTGCCTTGGGAGATCCACGCAAGTACCTCGCTGGCAAATGGTTCAGGTGCCTTGGTTAGGGCTGGCCGGCCGATCTTTCGCTTGACGAGGGCGTTTCCAGTCTGCTGGGAGGCAGGCTCGGCGTTGGTAGCGGCAGATCTTGCTGACGGTGGTCCAGCGGAGTCCGAGGGCTTTGGCGATGCGACGATAGCCCCATCGGTGCTCTTCGTGGAGCTCTCGGATCTCTTGGATGACTTCGTCGGGGATCGTGGCATTGTGATGTGTTTCGCCGACGCGGCGGCCGTTCTCACCGTAGGCCGCGAGTTTGGTCACTTGCGCTTCTTGCCCTTTGCCTTCACGTCTGCGCGGTTGAACTTCTTGGCGACGGACATGGGTACGCCGACCTTCTTGGCGAAGCTGCGGCTGTGGGCAGCGGCTGCCATGAGCCGTCGCTGGGCGGGTGACTTGCTTGGCATTAGGCGGATTCCTTCGGGGTGAGGGTGATGCGGAGTCCTGCGGCATCGGCGAGTGTGATGGCGGAGTCGAAGGTGGCGGTTCGCTTCCCGATGACGGGCGCGGTGGACAGCAGGCACATCACGGTATGTGCGCGGAGCCTGCCCTGCTGTTCGAGGTCGCGTGCGACCTGGCTACGGGTGCGTCCCTGCGACACCACGGCCGTGGTGACGGCCGCCTTAAAATCGTCATACGAATGGATATCCATTGCCCGCAGTATATCAGGCTTTGCACACGGGCTCGCCGAAATCTTCGCTTGTTGCGGCCCAGATCAGGCGCGGGGTTCCGGGACCGAGTTCGTTGGTTTCGATGTTGTCGGTGACGAAGGTGCGAGCTTCGCCGATGGACATGTCGTGTTGATCGCGCAGGCGGGCCGCGATCATGTCTGCCGAGTATACGGCGACGGGTATTCCTGCTCGGTCGGTGGCCTTGGGGTACATGACGCCGAGGAGGCAGTCATCCATGTTGGCGAGGAGGATGGGATGTCGCCGCCGTCGCATGGCGGCAGTTTACCGTTGCGTGTTACGGAACCTGTGGATTCTTGCGGCAATACTCAATGGCGATGGCGAGGATGCGTGGCTTTCCGAGCGACACCAATCCGAGCCGTTCCTTGGCTGCCGCGATCTCTGCCGGCGTTGCGGTGGCGAGGATCTCGCGTGCCCAGTATTCCCACGCTTCGATCTCCGAGTCCGTTGGCCCTACGACACGTTCAGCCTCTTTCTTCGTCCTCAACACCTCTCGCTTTCCAGTGTGGTCCGGCGTGATCGCGCAGTACGCCGCGTGGATCGCCGAGATATCAGGCTTCGTGTCGCGCTCCATGCGATGCTGCCGGATGCAGTCGCGCAACTTGTCCTGGTGCAGCCGCGACCACTTCTCGTGGATTACAGATGCGAGGGCTGGTTCGAGCTTCCACTTCGGCCACAGTTCGGCCATCAGCGCCTGGTTGTCCATCCAAGTGATCGTCTGCATACGCGAGAGTATACAGGCAGGCACTCCCGGCTGTCAACGCGGGAATTACGGTCGGGAGAGGAGGAGAGGATGTATCTGTGAGGAAGTGAACTCGATCCGGCCCTGTGCATCGCCACAGCGTATCGCCGCAGGAGGCGTCCGGGCTGATTTCAGTTCACACGGTGAGCGCAGAGGGAGCGTGACCCCGCAAGGGAGCCACGTTCGACCAGCCCGCACGGAGCCGCGCTTCAGTCGATGCCACGAATTTCACCATTTCGCTGGAGGACTGCCAGCCGCCGCGTTCGTGGGCGAGCGCACCTTTCGGTGGCGCAGGGTAGGGTCGCTTCCCTGCGTCTACATCCATGATCCCCTACCGCGCCGGGATCTGTCTGCGGCATTGTTGCCCCTAGAGGCACGTTCGCTACAATGCAAGCGCGCAGGAATTGGACGCCCGCATGATAGCACCCCGGTGCCACCATGCAAGCGCAGGAAACGGCGTGGATTTCGGTCCACGCCGCTTCTATTTGAAACCTATCGCGGTTCCAAGAGCGGCGTGACCCCCTTGATGTGGTTCCATGCCACCCTGGCGAAGCACAAGAACTTGGCCCGGTCGCGTTTACGCCACAAGTTGGTGTTGACCCAAACGGCAAACTCCATCAATTGTTCCTTGCTTGTATGGCGAAGTAACACCTTGGTGCCGTTGTGCCAATCCTGACGAATCGTTCCTTCGCGTTCCAGTTCGTCTAATCCAAGCGTGTGCAACACTTCCCACGCAGCATCGTCTGCTTGCTGCTGCATTTCGCGCATCAATTCGCTGTAGGCCTGAAGCTGTTCCCGCGCCTCTTGCATCCGAGAAATATGGCTGCTCAAAGCGTCAGGAACTGCCGTCAGCGGTCTGGCACCCTTCCCGATATTGCAGTCAATGCAAGCCGAAACAAGATTGTCTTTGGAGTTCGTGCCACCATTGGCAACAGCAATAACGTGATCAACGTGCAACACCACATCCGGCGGTGTTCGACCGCAATAAAAGCACCTGAAATGATCGCGCTTGAACACCTCAAACCGCGTTTTCGGCGTGAGTTTAGTTCGTGCCATAGAGAATTCCAAAAGCCGGGGCGAGCTGGGAGCGGGTGGAAGCAACCTAGCCCGCCCACGGTTGTTTGGTTGTAGAGCGATTCCACCCGCTCGTGCCCCTCGCACGGGGCCGTCGATAGTATACCATGTTCTCGTCGGGCGCGCCTCTCTGACGAGGCGAGGCGGTTGGAGCCGCCAAGCGCGGCGCGACCCGACACTCTAGCCCCCGGAAGCGCGGCCTGGTTGACGCAAGTCCCGGGCCGCGTTTGTTCTTACCGCAGCTCCATCCGCCCCCGAAAGTTGTATGCGTTCACCGAAACGCATACAGAACGGCTGCGTTCCCGCAATCGGAAACAACCGCCGACACTTGTGCGGATCTGTAGCACTTTCGCTCCAGCGACCGATGTTTTGTCACGTGGGACAGCACCCAGACTTAGCTTGGTCTGTCCCTTGGCGGCAGGTTGTCATTACCCCAAAGGTTGCGCTGGATCGCGTCGTACCTCGCGGCCTTCTGGCGATCCCCTTGCGGGTCATAGGGCTCCGACTCCCGCACTCCCGCATCTCCGCACACGAAGTATATCATCGCGCATATGCCTCGCCACGCGAATCTACCGTTTCATCTGTATGTGCATGTGTGCAACACAGCCCTCGGCCCAAGCATGCCCGCCGGCACGACACGTGGCATTTGGCACGCGGTCTACGCCCGCCCCGGCCAGATCGTGATGGCGCACGTCCTGCTTGAGACGGGCGCGGAATGGTGCGGCGTCCCGCTGCACAAGCTCGCGCACGACCCCAAGGCGTTTGAGCGCAGCCCGCTGCCGGGGTTCTGCGAGCCGTCACACCTCCAGCCCTGGGGCGCAATGGGCGACCATGTTGAGGCGATCCACCTTGAGTACCTCGAGGGAATCAATGTGATGGGCACGAGCGCCGAGCGCGGGTTCTGCGGCCGGCATACCGGGATCGTCATCGACTGGAGTGACGGGTTTAGTCGTTACCCGCAGGAACACAAGCCGCTCAACCTCATTGAGCGCGTGGACGGCAGGTTCATCCTGTTCCCAAACAACTACTGCCGATTCCTCGACAAGCACTTCACGTCGTGCAAGCGCGACGCCGACCTCGCCAAGTACCGCCGTGGCGAGGACGTGTATTGGGAGGAATAGTGATCGAACGTACACGTCGCAATAACGTGTACGCAACTTCCACTTTCTTGAACATCACTGCTCGCGCCTGTACCCGAGCTTCCACAGCAAACGCGAAAGATCGTTGGCGAGGTCGGTCACGGCCTGCTCGTCAAGCTCTGGCCGGCAGCAGTGAATCGCCTCGTGGAGCGTGGTATCTAAACGCTCCTCTTCGCTCTGCCATGTGGCAACGCGCAGCATCCGCCCAGCGGCCTTGCCGGGATCGACCATGTTCCCGTAGTCGTGCAGGTTCGGGCTAAACCGCAGCGTCCAGTACTTGCCGCCGAGTCGGACGCGCATGGGTGCCTCACTTGAATCCGCGCTTCATCGCCTTGTATGCCGAGGGGCTCACGGTGGACTTCGACTTCGGGCGGCTGGTGCCAGCCGCACGCCGTGCGTTGATGTTCGCGTACAGGCCGCGCTTTGCTGTCTTCTTTGCCATGATGTTTATCCTCTCGAGGTCTTGCCGCTGCACTTCCACTTCGCACGCGAGAGCCGCAGCGGGCTGTTCGGGTTGCGTGCCGCCGCAGGGTGCGACTTCATTTGCGCGAAGCTGCGAGCACAGTAGGCGTCGCCCTTGGCGGTCCCTGGCTTGATGCGGTCGCCGCCGCCCTTGGCCTTCCCGGCCTGACCGTAGGAAACCTTGCGCGTGCGGCCCGTCTCCGGGTTCCGTACCACCTTCACGAATCGCTTGCCCTTGGCTGGCGTCGGCATGGATGCTCCTGAATCTGTCCTTCTGATACGGTCAGTTACTGCGCTTCACGGACCTCGCAGCGCAGCGTACGGCTAGCGACCCCGTTCTTGCGAAGGTTGTCCATCCAGAACCGCAGCCACAGCGCACCTTTCGGCTTCGGTGGCATCCCCTTCTCGACGGCCCATCCGTTCTGCTCGCTGAACTCGTCCTTGTACCCAGGGCTTCGGACGTGCAGCACGCGGTCAAGGTAGGGTCGCCCTTGCAGGGTCAGTCGCGCCCGCTGGATCGGCATGATCCACTCGTCGTGGGTATGGCCTGTCCAGATCACGTCGGCGTCCGGCAGATAGACCGCCATGCGTGAGGTCTGGATCGTGCCACGGGTGACGGGGCCGCCGCCGCCGTAGCCGTGGTGCATGTACATCACGACGCTGTTCCCGAAGATT